AATAACATTATTATTTAGCGTAAATCATGGCGAATCAATACTCCATAACCGTGAGCAATAGTGCTGATGCTGTGCTAAAAGATTTGAAACAAAGAGGGATGAAGATGTCACAGTGCATTGATGCTGCAATTGTAACCCTTGGGGCCGATGCCCTGGTTAAATTGGTAACAACTCAGAAGTTAATTACCTCGATGATGGAGGATGACGAGTAATGTTCATCAAAGAATCTTACGTTTACACTCTACCGGCCGACATGAACGACCCAGATGGCCCAACTCGATGGGTTGGTTGCAGTAGCGGTGACTGTGGCTATGAGCGATGTGAGGACGATTCAAGTTATATGATTCGAATGAAGCCGGTATTGTTGCGAATGTTCAAGGTCAACGGTGCTCAAGTCTGCGAAGGATGCCTAAAGGAATGGCGACGTTCAATTACGGAGTGGATTGAATGAGTGGCATTGATGAACGAAACCCTGCGTGGGAAGAATTGATTTATGTTCTAAAGGACATTCGTGATGCTCTTCAACAGTTGGTGAAGGAGGAGTAACTTATGTGTGTTCAATGTCGAAAGTGCGCCATGCCTTTCTACTGCTGTCATAAACAAGCCATCGAAGGATGGGGTGCTCGTCATTGTACCCGTGACTTTCAATTTGTTGAAACGTGTAAGTATTGTTCAAAATCTAAAAGTAAGGAATGAACATTACAGCAGCGCGTACAGCATCGACGCCACCGACCATAGCCAAAGTGAGAAAGGACACTAAGACATTCAATTTGACTAAAGTGTCAAGGTTTGTCTCTTTTTCTGAACGTCGTTCTTCACGTGACATAAGCCATTGTGCAAAGCGTTCAATCTTAGTTGCGGTTTTCATTTCTTCAATTGGTTTTTCATCAGTCATAGTAACACCTTTTCGATTTGGTCTAATCTTTGTCCTATTGATCTTCCTGTTCTGGCTCCACGTGCGGTAGCATATGCCAACCCGCCAAGCCACAAGGCATCAACAATAGGAAGGGGGCCGTCAATCCAAACTATAGGGTAAGTCCAAACATACGCGCTAAAACCAATCGCTGCACCTGCAGCATTACCGATGGTGGTAAAGGGAATGTCTGTTCCAGCTGTTTTAGGTGGTGGTGCTGCAACGACTTCGGAAACAATCATTGGCGATTGTCTGGTCTGTTCACCAAGCAGTTTCCACCATTCTTGTTCGAGCATTAGTTAACGTCCTGTTGTAATAAGTACGAGTTTCGAAGTCGCATGATGTACGACAAATCGTTTTCTTCCTTACCACTACCAACCAAGATTACTCTCATGTGCGGTAACTGGATAGTTGAACCGTTGGGGATAGATTTACCGCCAAGAGGTTGAACAACAACGAATCTGGTAACGTATAACCTGTCTGAGGCGGTTGGCGTCATCGACCCAAACTCATTCGTCGAATAAACAACTCCCGATTGTTGTGGTAAGGAAGTATTATGTGCAATCATTTGAACTCGACCGTAGAGGATATTTTCGAACCCAACTGTTGTTGCTTGGTCGGTTGTACGTCGTGGGTCAATACCAGGACAACTTTGAATTGTGAAGAATGATTGACCATCTGCAGTATAGTTTTGGTCGGCCAACCACTTTGAAACTTCAAATGGACTTTCAGTTACAAGCACGTACTCAAAAATAGCACCATATGGTACTAAACCCAAATCAGGAGCACCGGCTGTTCTTTCAACTGCACCCGGTGCAGTGTAGAAAGGTGAGTTCTGAATTGTGGCTGCTTCAGGATAGAATGTCTTTTCTTGAGTGGTAGTCATACCGCCAATATCGATTTCATCTTGGGTGTAGAGTACGTTACCGGGAGTGTTGGCATACGTCCATGGACCATTGCTCGACCACGTAGTTCCTGAAAGCGTGTAAGTAAACGTACCTCCACGTAGTATAGTGTCAAACATAATTGATTTACTCATTTCTTACCACCTTTCTTCTTCGAACCTTTCCAGGACTTTGCAGCCCTCTTGAACAAAGTGTTGTGTGGAGTCTTAGGATGTTTCTTTTTCAGACGTGCAAGTTCTTTTTTCATGTGCTTGTTGTATGCAGATGGAGCGCGCTTAGCAGGCTTGACAGTTTTCTTCACTGCTGCTTTACCGGCACGACGTGCGGTAGACTTTGCTTCCTTCTTTGCAGCATCGACAAACAATGCTTTCAATTCATCGAGAGTTCCTTCAACTTTAACCAAGGTAAACACCTCAGTTGTCTGCAGCTGTCGATTGGATTGCGATGGCCATGAAGTCCTTTGCACTTAGCGTAACGATGGAAGCATTAACTCGAACGATAACGTTCAGGGCTTTGTTGGAGTCAAGTCCGGTTGTACGTCCGGTGATGTACAACGTATCGTTGACAACAAATCGTCCGTCATCAGAACCCTTTCCGTAGTTGTCGGGGTAAAGGTCAGACTCATTCGAGATTTGGTTAGTTCCAGTATCAAAGTTGATTTGTGCAGAAGCAACCAATGAACGGTCGTTTGCAAAAACCAAACCTCCACGGTTTAAGTCGGTTACTTGGATTTTCGATTCAGAATCACCGGCAAAAGTAGCCTGCATAACTTCATTGGCATCTGTGCCTTGGAAAATGAAATCAACTGAATGAACTTGTAGTGCTTGGCGGTCTCCAACATCGACATATGAACCAAGGTCAATTGTTGCTGAGGTTGTTGTTGCGTTCGCTGAAACTGTAAGTCGTTCGGTTAAGGTAAATATGCTTGTCTTTCTTGTAGCCATGTAATCATCTCAAGGTGGTCGCGGGGGTTGTTTCGGTCAATTAAACGTCGGGCCGGCTCCCCCGGACCAATTATCACACAACCACGACGGTGTATAAAGTAAACCGACTTAGCGACCCCCTGCAATCTGCAGCCCATCTTCGCGAGCGAAGCGAGTTAATCGGACAAACCGCCCGTCCCCGACCACCACCCCACTGTAAATGCCCCCCGCATATTATTCTGCCGCAGGCTTTTTTTTCCGCAGATACTAAATAACATTATTATTTAGCGTAAATCATGGCGAA